CAGAGGTCAAAGCCCATGACGAGTTTATCGCGTGGGTGAAGAACGAACTAACCGAAATCGGAGTTTAAACAGCACTCTCAGTGGTATCTCCACCATCCTCGACAGCATCAACGGCGAGGGGTAGGGAATTAAAATTTGATAGATTATGGACATTCTAAATTCACTCATTAGCTTACTTATCGGTATAGCAGGTACGGGCGCAATCGGCGCAATCTTTTGGCGTAAGACATTCCTACGCGCAAAAGAAGCCGAGAACCGCCTTGCCGAAGCTAATGCCGACACAGCAACGTGGGATAGGTATGAGAAGCAACTCGACCACTCACAGAAAACAATCGGAACGCTCCAAGAGCAAATCCAACTTGACGCGCAACGCTTATCAGAGCAAAACAAGGCACTTGACGACAAAACCGACCGTATACGCGAGCTAACAGACCAGCTTATAACCTCCGAGCGCAATCTCAACGATGCAAACGAGCGAATTATCAAGCTGACCGAAGAACGCGATTACGAGCGTTATTGCAAAGAGCAATACAAAGATTGGCACTGCCAAAAAGCGAATTGCAAAGACCGCGTTCCTCCAAACCCTAAGATTATCGGGCGCGAATGGCGCGAACCCGAAACTCAATACAAGTCAATTAACTGATACAAGCGTTATGAAATACTTTACTTTGCGCGAGTTAACACGCTCTGCAACAGCAGATAAGTATAACATTGACAACACGCCCAACGCCACACAGCAAGCTAACCTTGAAGCGTTGGTTGCTAAAGTTTTGGACCCCTTGCGCCAGTCATGGGGCAAGGCTATTATCGTCACTTCGGGATTCAGATGCGTCAAGCTAAACTCACTCGTAGGCGGTGCAAGTGCAAGCCAACATACGCAAGGTATGGCAGCTGATATTAAGACCACTGATGGGCGAGCAGGCAATCTCAAACTTTTCAAGCTGATTCAGACGCTAAAACTGCCTTTTGACCAGCTTATCTACGAGTATGGCGATGACAGCGGCCCCGATTGGATTCACGTCAGTTACAGCAAGACACAGCGCAGAGGGCAGAAACTCCGCAAGTATGCAAACAGCTCTAAATATATCGCGATATGAACAAAAACAAGCTAACATATATCTTCGCTTGCGTTGTTACAAGCGCGTTTTGGATGTTTGTGCTTGCAATATGCGCGTTGGCTATAATCTTCGCGTGTTCATGCAGAAGCACTAAACACGCTACGCAAGCGCAAAGCGAAGTTACAGAAACCCACAAGCAGGATAGCATAACTTCAACGCAGGTTGACGTAAGCACAAGCGCAACACAGACTACGCGAGAAGAAGTGCTGACATGGCTTGCAGACAGCGCAAATTTTACATTCACGGCTGATAGTGTTTTACTCGGTGACATGATTGTTTACAAGCCGAGCGTAAATATCGGCGTACACAAGCCGATAGCAGTTAGCAACACAATCACGGCCAACAACACAGACAGCACAAGCGCAAGTCAAGCGGCTATCACTCAGACTTCGCGCGAGGATTCTATCACTGACAACAAAAGCAATAGCGAAGTAGACAACAAGACCACAGCTATTGCCAACCCAAATACCTTTCCCATCGTGATGATTATTGTCCTGGGCCTAATATTACTCGCAGTGGGATATTACTTATACCGAAGATACAAGGCACAGAGCAATTAGTAGTTTTCATGGTACAAGTGTGATAATATGGTTATCAACAGAAGTGGCTTCGTTGGGAAACGCGGTCACTTTTTTAGTTTGCATTACTTTGTCTGTACCAAATAATTAGCTATCTTTGCGTAGATAATTTTCTCAATTCCGTATCTAAGCCAAAGAGCTTGTGTTCCCATCCGTGGTATGCAAGCTCTTTGCTTTTAATTCAACTCGCAAAATCTATGGCAAATCTTGGCGCATTATGGTACACGTTAGGGGTTAAGGATATGACCGACGCTGACTTAAAGGCTATTAATAAAAAACTTCAAAGCCTTAATGCGAAAGCGAAAGTGACGGTTAAACCGATTATCACCCTCAAAGATATTCAAGAGGCAGTTAAAGGTAGTATCAAAGTTCAAGTTACGCCTTTGGCCGTTTCTAATGAGGCTCTAAACAAGGCCGCAGAGGGAAAGTTTTTGCAGGTGGCAGTCAAACCGCTTGCGGGTACTTTGCGCGAAGAATTAAGGGCAATATTGCGAGATACAACTTTTGAGGCGAGTATCGGGCCGAACTCTAAAAGGCTTAGAGAGTTGGTACAGAGTGCTATCAGCAGGGCGGGATATACAGCGCAGGTTAGCGGTAGTAAGTTAGATCCGAATTTCAAGCAAACTCTGCAAGCGAAGATTGGTAGTACGCAGTACACGGTAAATGTTACCTGCAACCCAACCAAACTTCAAGAAAATATTGAAACGGCTCTGAAACGCGCCGCCTCCATCGGTGTGCCGTTGAAACCCGATACGGCTAAACTCCGTACCGATATTCAGACAGCGTTAGATGCAAGGCCGTTTACAATCTCCGTCAAGGTTGACCATAGTTCAGCGCGAGCCGCCACACAAGCAGCTCTGAACACCAACGGCATAACTTCAACTGACGCAGGGATTATCAAGAAACTTTCAGAAGCTGAATACAAGCAAGCGCAGGCCGCGTTAGCCAAAGAGAAAACAGCACATTTGCAAGCCGCAGATGCAGCCAACACCCATGCAAGGGCAAGCGTTAACCTCAACAACGCTATGAACAGCAATATCCGTATTGCAGGTGAGTTGGGCGGTGCGATGGCTGGTATTTACTCCATAAACGCAGCCAAAGAGTTCTTACAGCAAATCGTTGAAATCGGTGGTGAGTTGGAACACCAGAAAATCGCTATGAACACGATTTTTGGTGACAAGGGTAAGACCATAGACCTTTACGGACAGATTAAAGGCTTGGCGCGTAACTCTCCCTTTGGCGTAATGGAGTTGACAAAATCCGTCAAGGCATTGTCGGCTTACGGCGTGGAGTACAACGAGATTTACGACACCGCAAAGCGATTGGCCGATATTTCCGCAGCAACCAGCGTTGATATTAACCGACTGATTCTTGCCTTTGGTAAGACCAAATCGCGTGGGTTCTTGGATGGCTTGGAAGCGAAGCAGTTTGCCTACGCCAACATCCCTATCTACGAGTTAATCCGCAAGAAGTTGGAGGAACTTGAAGGGCAGGCCGTAACGACGGCTGACGTAATGGCGCGTATGAAGAAACGCGAAATCGGTTTTGACGTGGTTAAAGATGTATTGTGGGATGTCACTGATGAGGGCGGCAAGTTCTACAATATGCAGGAAGCGTTAGCAGGTTCAGTCAAGACCTCATGGAAGCTGGTACGAGATAACTTGGACTTGATGTTTGGCGATATGGCGGAGGGCGCGATTGGTCGCGGTCTGAAATCGCTTGCGGAGATGCTTCAAGGCTTGACGCGAAATTGGCAGACGTTGGGAACGATTATCGCTACGGGAGCAACGGTGCTTGGCGTTTACAAGCTGGGTATGCTTGGGCTGAATACCGTGGTGCGCAAGTCTACGGTCGCAGCTTATGATGAAGCGATGGCATTGCAACAGAAATCCGCAGCAAAGCTACGCGAAGAAGGCATTACACGCCAGCTAACCGCAGCAGAATTAGCACAGCTAAAGGCAAGCAACAAACTTACCAATGCCAATCTTGCAAGATTGCTTCAAGAAAAAGAACTGACTACGGCACAACTTGCAGGACTGAGGGTAAAAGGTTTGATAAACAAACAGCAGGTTTTATACCTCATGCACTGTGGTTTGATAACCAAAGAGCAAGCCAGGATGGTTCTAAGCGCAAACGCTTACACCCTTGCATTAAAGGGTATGCAGACAGCGTTTAAGAACTTCATCGCGTCTACCGCAAAAATGATATTTAACCCGTGGACTGCCTTATTCGCAGGCCTATCGGCCGTCATGTCATTATGGCAAAAACATTCGGAAGAAAACAGCAACGCTGACGACCTCGGTAGAGATATGCTTACCAAAGCAGAGGGCGCAGCTAAGAGCCTCAACGATGCACTAAAAGAAGTAGGAGATACTATTGAAGGCTTATCGTCAATCAAACTTGCGGAAGCGATTAAGAAGTTTGAAACCGCTATTAGGGATTATTCCCCGACGGCGGAGCATGATATACGCGAGGCGAAGATTGATATGCAAGGCAGAATCAGAGATGAGGAAGCATACGCCGAAGCATTGAAACACCGCGTAGAAATGCTTGAAAAGGCAGAGGAATTGGCAGAGGATAAGAAAGTTGGCGAGCTTGTCGCGGAATCAATCAAGATGACCGGCAGTTTGTTCGATGACAACATGACTACCGACTTCAACGATTTTGTCAAATCATATCAAGAAGTTAAGAACTCCGTTACCGGTACTCTGACAAGTGATTGGCGAGATGCAGCGCAAGAGATGGTAGACGTTGCAAGCAAATCTGACGCTGCATTTAAGAAGCAAGCGGAATCCATGCAAACGTTGGAAGAAAAATACTCAGCGTTGTTGGTATATTCACGCCGTTACAAGGCCGCTTGGGATGGAATTTACGATTATTGGAACAATGGCAACGGTTCAGACAACTTCAACGAACTTTATCGCGGTATTAAAACAGAAACGATAAACCCATTCTGGATTAATCAAGACAAGGCACTTGGGGAGCTTGACGAGTTTATGGAGAATATCCGCTCGAAGTTCATTGAGAACGGCATTGACGCGACTTCAGAAGTTGGTAAGATTATATTATCCAATGTCGCTAACCAAATATTCCAACCGCTCTCGAACTTGCCATCAGAACTGCAAGAACCGTTCAAAGAAAAGTTTAATGAGTTCTTCAATATAGACTTTGACGATTCGGCTATCTTCGGTGCGTTTACCGAAAGTGCCAAAAAGTCTATGGACAAGCTACTTGGCAAGGACTTGGCAGACAAGCTACGCAACGGCGTTGGGGTAGACCAACTGACCGATGCAGAGAAAGATTTGATTAAGAAACTCTACGAGAACGCAGCAGAGGAAGTTAAGAAGCAAATGCCCGACTTGGCTTATTGGATTCAGAAGTCACTCAACGACCAGCAATTCACGGCCAATGTAACGCTGTCACTTAGCAAGTACGCCGACCTCAACGATTGGCAGAAAGAGATTATAGAGAAGTTTGGAGGCAACCCAACGATTGACGCAACAATCAGAGGGGCGGCTGATATACCTTCGTTTGTCAAGGGGGTACGCGATGCGTATGCCGCAGCAGAGAAAGACCTAAAGCAAATGAAAGGCTTGAAAATGCCGCTTGGGTTTGAGTTTACGGGAATGAAGCCAATAAGCACCATCACCAAAGAATATATGGCTCTCAACGCCGAACAAAAGCAAGCCGTAAACGATTTCAATAAGTTGCTCGGCGTGATGGACACGGCAAAAGAGGTTGGCTCTGATTACGGCTTCGATCCGTCAGTGGACCCGACAAAGAAGCAGAAGCAAGGCAGCCAAAAGGATAAAGTTGCCGAAGCTATCAAACAGCGTTTGAAAGACGTTAAAGACGCTTGGAGCGAGTATCAGAAATGGCAGAAAACTCTGGGCGATGAGGGTGCGTTTGACAAGATTGCCAATTCGGGTTTGTTCTCAACGCTTGACAGCAACCAGATACCGCGTAGCGTAGAGCAATACAAGCAGTTAATTGCAGGGCTGAAAGCCGAACTTGAAAAGGCAGGCGTTAAAGGCCACTCGCAACGCGAGAGTTTGCTCAACGATATGTTGACGCAGTTACTCAACATAGACCAGAGCGAAGTATCAAGGCAGGTTAAATCGGCGTTAGACGCTATCAACAAGACAGCTTCGCAAGAGTTGGCAAATTGGAATTTGTTCGACAAGGTTTACAAGGCTACGGGCAACCGTCAGTTTGCGGAAAACTTCGCTTTTGGCTTCGGTGCGGATGCAGTGACTGACTACCGTACAATGATTAAAAATCAGTTCAACGAAGCAGTTGCAGATCTACGCAAGACCAACTCGGCAATTCCCGATGTTGCGTTTGACGAGATTACAAGCGAGAATTACAAGTCACTGCCCGAAGATGTACAGAATCTTTGGGCTAAAGCAACGCAGAGCCTCACGGACTATAATCAGAAGCAGAAAGAGGAAATTGCGGATATTCTCACGCAGTATCAAGATACGCAGGATAAGATTGACAGCATAAACGCGAAGCGCAAGAACGCGCTTGAAACTGTCAATCGCAAAGACGAGAAAGGCGGTTATGTGCTTGACGAAACTACGCGCAATCACCTTACAACGCTGATTAATGCCGAAGCTGATTCGCAGATATTCCAGCAGAGCGATGACTATCTGAAATTCTTTAACAACGTCTACGCAATGACGTTGGATGAGGCTACGCGCATTGGCGACTTGATACAAGCCAACCTTAACAAGAAACTGCAAGCAGGCTTGATCACCATCTATGAATATGAGCAGGAGATGGAGAAAGTGCGCAAGCAGGTTGACGCGGTGCGCAATGTCAAGTCTAATGCGTTCAACTTCCTAACGGGTGGCGTAAAAGGCCGCAATTCGCAGAAGCTATCTAAGGCAGAGGGCGAGTTGGCAACCAATCAAGCCTATCAAGACAAGCTAAAAGAACTTGCCGCAGAGCAAGAGAAGCTAAACAGTTTGCAAGGTAAGGGGCAGGAGGCAGAACGCGCAGCACAAGAAGAAAAGATTGAGAATATCAAGAAAGAACTTGCAGGCTACACGCAGGTACGCGATGCGATTGTAAAGAACGAACAATCTTGGGAAAAGACCGCAGGCATAGCAAATATAGCCGCAAGCGCAGCGCAAGGATTGTCCGATTCGTTCAACACCATCAAGGACTTCGCCGAAAGTCTGTTTGGCGCAGACACCGACAAGGGGGTTTGGCAGACAATACAAGCCGCTATCGACACAATGACGACAATTACAAGCGGTATTCAGAAAGTGATTCAGTCTGCAATGAATGGCGATGTCGGCGGTATTCTCTCAGGCGCAGTTGACACCGTGTTAACTCCGTTTACTCTTTGGGGTAAGCTACACGACAAAAAGCTGCAAGACCAAATTGACGAGTTAAACAAGAACAGCGAAGCGTTGGAATCGCTACGCTCGCTGATTGATTCGCGCATGACGTATTTCTTGGGTAACGGCAAGTATATGTCGCTCCCCGAAGTTGAGAACGACCGCAAGATGATGAATCAATTAATCTCAACGGCGTGGAAAGACAAGAACGCTAATCGCGATGATATAGCGCGTTATTCGGCGCGTGTATCTGCCTACGAAACGGGCGGTGCATACGGCTACGAGCGTCAGTTATTGCAAGAGAACCTTGACAATCTCGAAAAGCAGAAATCGCTTGCAGAGAATATGAAAAACAAGGATGAAGATGCAATAGCGCAGTATGACGAGGAAATTGAAGAAGCACGTTTGGCCGTTGAGCAGTTTGCCGAAGAAACCGCCAACACACTCTATGGCATTGACATTAAGGGGTGGGCGTCGGACTTGGGCGATGCGCTCTACGAGGCTTGGCAAAAGGGCGAGGATGGAGCGCAAGCGTTCAAAGACGCTGCAAGCGATATTCTCGGTGACGTGATGAACGAAGTCCTCAAACTCGGTATTCTTGAGCCGATGATGAAAGACGTTCAGACGTATCTGTTTGGCTCTGATGGTCAGAGTGGTGCGTTTGGCTCTGACTTTGAACTTGACAACTCCGAAGTTGAAACGCTTGCCGACATGGTAATGAAAGGCGCAGCAGGAGTTGACGCTTACGCCGAAGCACTCGACAATCTCGAAGAATATCTGCAAAAGAACTACGGCATGACGCTGAAAGATGATGATTCAAGCTCCAGCACAACGGAATCAATTCAAGGCGTTACCGAAGATACCGCAGGGCTTATTGCAAGCTATATGAACGCGATACGCGCTCACACGGCGTTGATTGAGCAATATGAGGGCGTTAACTCGGAGTATCTAAGCCAGATTGTTGCAGGCGTAAGCTCCCTGCCTCGCGTTTCTGAATTAGCGCAAGCACAGTTGGTTGTTCAACAGCAAATTGCCAACAATACGGCAATCAACGCCAACGCCGCTGTCGCTATTCAAGAGTTGCTAACCAAAGCAAGTAACGGTACTCTCCGTTTCTATGTTGCTTAAATAATATCACCTATGAATGAGTTAAACACTGAACTACGACAACTCGCCGTTAAGTTGGGATTGTGTAATCAATGGCAATCCCAATGGAGCGGCGAGAAAAGCCAACAAGAGCTGATTGATATGTATATCAAGGGCTTAGACTTTTGTTTGAAGCATGACTACCCTAACAAGAACTACATCAAGCAGGAGTTTGACCATGATTTACTTGTCGCCAATCATATCTATGTTGACGAAGATATTAACCTGCCTAACGGGATGAGCGGTATTTACGTTCTCAACGGGGAATGTACGGGCGAGTTACATTTCTCGAATTGGGAAGTTGCGACCATCTATGTTAGGCACAATACGCACGTAAAGATTACGGCTTCGCGATTTGCCAAAGTTTTCATACGCTTGTATGACGATGCAAGCGTGGAAACAGAGAACACTCGCGGAGGCTGTATCAAACAAATACAGCACTAACAAGGTTCTTTTGCTATTTAGGTTGATGTTTAGTTTTTTCGATTCCTCCGCTACGTTGTGAAACGTGGCGGTTTTCTTGTGCATATTCAGAATAATTTGTAAATTAGTAAGTGATTCAGTTTTATAGTTAAAGATTTGGAAAGAAGACTACCGCTCATGTTGAGATAACACGGCGGTTTTTTGTTAATTTAGCATATCGGTTTAACTATAAATATTTGTGCTAATTGCTTATTATACTTACATTTGCGAAGCAACTAAACCGAAATATCCATGACCGAAATTCAACGTAAAATCTTGGCTGTTATCGCCGATATTACAGAGCAACCAACGGAGCGAATATTATCCACTTCGCGACACCTGGAAGTTGTTGACGCAAGGCATATTTTAATCACTTTGCTACGCGAACATGGCGCGTATAATTCACAAATTGCGCGTATATGCAGGATGAGCCTACGCGCGGTTAATCACGCTCTGAATAACTTTGATAATCGCCTAAAGCAATCTAAGCCTATGCGCAATAACTTGGCAAAGATTAGGCAGCAACTAAGCTATAACTAATTTACTATCAACTATATTGGTATTAACTTTGAGCTACGGTTAATATTGACCGTAACAGACATATTTCTAACATCTATGGATACTGAAACTAAGGTTGTGGAAGAAAAGCGTATTTGGGAAGAAGGCAAGGAAAAGTACGCAACCAACGGCAAGGGTAACAGTGCGCTGACGTTGGGTATTATCGGTACGGCTCTGGGCGCGTATGCTCTTTGGGGGCGTAACGGTGGTGGTTTGTTCGGTGGTGGTAATTCTCTGCCGGAGAATATCAACATCAACACTCTAACCGGCGCAAGTTCGGGCGTTGCACCTACGGCGTTTGAAACCTACGCAAAGGGCTGCGAAGAAACGTTGGCTCTGACCAACGAAATGTGGGGCATGAAACTCAATACCCAAAATGAGTTTTACGCCACTCGTAACACCGACATCGCGGAAAAGTTCTCGCTGTGGAAAGGTCAGATTGACGCTGATTTCTCTCTGTACAAGGGCTATCGCGATATGGGTGACGCTATCAACGCTCAAATGTACGCGGCCAACTTTGCGCTGTATCAGAGCCAGCGTAACGGCTTTGACGCGCTCAGCGCGAAGATTGCTTGCTTGGAGAAAGACGTGGCTGTTAACGCTGCCATTCGCCCGTATCAAGACAAGCTAATTCAGTGCGAGATTGATAAGGCATACACCGCATCAGTTAACTACACTGACCGCAAAACTTGTCGTTGCGTGCAGGGAGAGTTGATACTTCCGAACACGGTAACCAGCGGATATGCGAGTTACACGCCCTGCTCCGCGAGTAGTACAACCGCCTAAAAGCAAGCGCAAGGCAAGGCGCAAAAAGCAATCTTGAATCTTGGGGAGCGAGTTTGGCCCTCGCTTCCCTTTATCCCTAAACCATCATGCAAAACGTTTATATCGGCAATACTGACCCTCTGTTAGCTTCGCAAGACTATGAAGCGAGGCTTAACCAACTCCGGCAAATA